TTAATCCTTCATAAGAAAGACCTTGTTTGTAACTTTTTAAATTAATGAAAGTTTCAGGAATATTAAATGCTTCTTCAGAACTTAATTCTCCTTTTTTCCATTTTTCGAAATTCTTTTTTAATCCATTGTTAGTAGCATCAATTATGATTTGAGTTTTCTTTGCATCAGTAAGTGTGTCTACTGTTTTAAATTGTTTACCACTTGTAGAAGCATCAGCTAATTCATTCATTAGCTTCATCTTTTCTGCTGTTGTAGAATTTTGGTCTATTTTTGAATTAACAGTTTCTAAAGTTTCTTCATATTTTTTAATTACTGCTAAATCTTTTTCTGCTTGACCTCTATTAAATATTTTTCCAATTCCATTCTTACTAAATCTTAATAATCTAAATAGAACATCGGCAGTTCCACCTATACCTGCACCTTCAATGGCATTCTTCATTCTACCTTCCCAATAACTATCTGTTGGGTCAGATTTTAAATAAGATAAATATGTGTCTACTGTATCTGGAGCATAATTTTCTAATAGGTCTGTAAGTCTTCCAGTATTTTTGTCAAATGCTGTAAAGTCAGCAATAGCACCTTTAGTCATCATCTGACCAAACTTACCTAATTTGCTTGTTGCGTCTGCAATCTTCCCTATTTTGAAAAGTTTATCTGCACCTTTAAATCCAATTAAAAATTGTGAAACACCTTCAACTAAATTTCCTGATAATGTTTTTGTATGATTGTCGTTGTTAGGGTCTGAAGGGTCGTGATAGAAACCTTTAATATTAGTGGCATCTTTAACTCCTACATATCCTGACCATGGATTAATAAGACCATAAACATTCTTGTCCTTTTTAGCATCTTCGTAATTTACATACTCAACGATACCATTTTCGGCATTTTCTCCATATCTCCAACCACCAATGTTAGTCGTATCTCCTAAAGTGTCACCTATTCCTTCAGCTAGGTCAGAGAAAGAATTAATTGCTTTTCTTGAGCCTTCATAAGGAGCAACAGCGATTGTATCAAATAACCAATTTTTTCTTAATGGTTTTGAAACATCAGCTAAAACACCTTTAGTATCTTTTGCAATTTTGCTCTGCATCAACTCGTAGTCAGCTAAAATAAATGCTTCTGCTGTGCCTTCCTCATATTGTTTAAGAGTGCCATCAGGCATTTGTCTTGTAATCATTATTTTAATTTAGCCTTTTCGTTATCTAGTTTTTGGAATGTGCTATCGATACTCATTTTTGAAGTAGCATCTGTGTAGTTAAATGCTTTGAATAATAAACTATCATCAGCACTTTTAGTTGTTTGAATAACTAACAAGTTGTCATTAAATTCTTTTAAGAATAACTTTTTAAATTCAGCATTCTTTCCAATAAAGTTTTTGTAATTTTCGTCATACCACTCCAACATTGTTTCTTCTATCCACTGTTGAGCTTTAACACCTTGAAGTTTATCTCCACCTTTTGGAGTTTGTTGAATTATACTTCTAATAGCTGTCATCACTTCTACGTATCGTGGGTGATTAAAAATAGGTTTATCTTTATGTGACATGTAAAGAGGAATTGTAGTTACTCTTAAACTTTGCAAACTAGATTTTCTAATTTCACCATTTATTGTATATTTTTCAGCTAAATCATCTGCACCCTCAAAATCACCTTTTCTAATTAAAGAATGAATTTCTGACATTGCTTGTGGGTTGTCTGAATTACCACCATCAAAAGATTGAGCCTTAATCCATTTATCTGATGTAGATATTTCTGTATTAGTTCTATCAGGTGAATTTCTCCATTCCATAATGTCAAAGTCTGTTTCACCTTCTTTACTATCTAAAAATTTATGAGTTTTAATTGCTTCTGCATTATCTCTAATTATTGCTAAATCATTTCTAGACTTAATGTCTGCACTTTCATTGGCTATAAGTAAGCCTAACAAATCATTTGTTTTCTTTTGTATTCTTCCAATGTTTTCTACTGAATTATTTCCTGCATAAAGTTTAGCAGGTAGTTGAGCTATTAATTTTTTAGCAAATTCAAAATCAGTTGTTGAAGTTATGTAACCTTCTATACCTTTAAATATTGTATCTATTGTATGTGTTCCATCTCCACTAACACCTTCAATGGCACTTATAGAAACATTAAGTTCATCAGCTATACCAGTAAGAATAGTATCAAAAGGAATTGAACCATCATCTGCCATAGTTTTGTACTTTGCTATAACACCAAAAGTATTGTTGATTACTTTGTCATCAAATTTTCCTTTAATTAATTTTGTTTGTGTTTGTCTGTGATTGTTCTCTATGATTGCTCTGTTAGAAGAAGTCTTTTTAAAAAATCCATTCTCTAATTCTAAAGGTGTAAAATAACCTAAATCATTTGCCTTAACAAATTTCTCCATTTCAGCTTTATAAAAACCATCAAAAGCACCATCTCTAGTGTCATCAATAACACCTTTGTTCTCGTATGCTTTTTGTAATTTATCTGCGAATTGATTAGCCCAATCATTAAGAGTTAATTCTTTATAATGCTCTAAATAGTAAGGATTACCAGTAACATCAATATCACCTTTTTTAATTGCTTCTCTGAATTTGCCTTTGTTTAATTCATAGTCTTTTTTAGCATCAGCATAATTAAGTTCTTTTTCTTTATACTCTCCTGCAATGTTACCTTTAGTTAAAGTACCCTCTACAAATGATTTCAAACTAGAAGTAAATTCTTTCATACCTGCTATTTCAGGTTCAACTTCTGGCTTATAAAAAAGATTAAAGTCAGTAGAAAGAACTAAACTTTCTTCAGGCTTTAAATTTAGTTTAGGTCTTTTGTTTGAACTAGAAAACATTGAAGTAATGTCTTTAGCCACTATTTAAGACCTCTTAATTCCTTGTCATACTTTTGTTGATAATAAGTATTTCCAACATTCAATACTGCTGAAGCAAATAATAATTCAGGATTAGGTGGTGTTTCATAAACAGACTGACTTTCTTGACCAAATTGAATTGCTTCTAAATTTCTTTCATACTGTGAAATATTGATATTCATGTTTCTATTTATTGAATTAGTATATTGACCTTCTGTTCTGTAATAATCTCTCATTAGAGCTTCTGTGGAACCTGATAAGGCTAAATTAGAACCTGCTTGGTTAGATATAAATTCTGCTCTAACTTTTTTTGATTTAAGTTTTCCTTCATAACCTTTTTGTTGTGCTTTTTTTATTGTTTGATTAATTTTTAATTGTTCAGAAGCATATCTTTGAATTGCATTTTGTTTTGCCAAAGCATTTGTTCTTTTTTGACTTGCGTAAGTATTCTTTTGTCCTTGTTTTTGTTGTTGGTATTGCATTGCCGAAGACAAAGCACTTCCAATCATTAAAGCTGTTGTTGGTTCTACACACATAATATTTTTATAACCTCATAAAAGGGTTTATTTAAAACTCCACGTTTTTGTTTGTTGATAAATTTGAAACCACACCATTTCAACCATTTGATGTGTAGTGAATTTCTACAATCCACAAAGTTCCATAAAATTTTATATTTAGTATTTAGAAAGTTAATTACTTTTTTGTTTTCTTTAAGAAAAGCAAATTTAATATCTTTTAAATTATCAGTAGCTAATAACCAGATACCACCAACACCATTTTCTAATTTACCTATTCCAAATATTGCAACAGGTTCATCTTTAGGACTTACTATTGTAAAAACTAAATCTGAATTATAATAAGAAAATAAAAGTGCATCTAAAGGTATCAAACCTACACTTGCTAAAATTTCTCTTTTATCTTCGTATCTTAATCTTGGTGCTAAATATTTTACATCTTCAAGAGTAGTTAGTCTAAAATGACTACGTTGTTCTTGATGATGCTGTAACATAATATCCCTGCCAACTTGCATTAATGAAGTTTGAAGGAAAATGACTATCGTTTTCTAAAGTTACTGTTAATTTGTCGTTCTCTGATTGGACAGCAAAAGTGTAATCACCATCTTGTAGATTTACTGTTCCTAATAATCCTGTACCTGTTGTAGTGCCTGTGAATGTTGTAGTTGAAGCACTTCTACCAACTGGTAAAACTGAAGTAGTAAAATAAGAAGTATCATTATAAGAAACATTCCAATTTCTTATTTGTAGTCTTCCTTCTTTAACTGAAATTCTTGAACCTTGAGTATCTGCAATTTGCATAAACTGTTGTGAAAATACAAATATGAATGTGTATTGTTCGCCAATAAAGAATGAATTACCTGTAATATCACCAGTAACCACAATACTTGTACCTGTTTGAGAAACTGTAGTTAATGATTGTCCTGCTGTATTAGAACCACCAGATTTGCCTACAATCTTCATTGTATTTGTAATTGTATAAGGAATGGTAACTGTAGTTCTATTAGTTCCACTATCAAAAGCACTTGAAACACCAGTAGTAGAATTACTTATCTTTCTATCTAAATGAGTTAAGTAACTTGCTCCAGTATCTACATACGCAGGTGATATATCCATAGTCTCTAGATAAACCCCATCACTTCTTTGATTAATTATGTAAAGAGTGTTTTCAATAAAATCTATATTTAAAATTTTGTCAGTAGAAGAAGTTCCAAAAGTCCACTTGTGCCAAGCACTTTGTAATCTTTTAGCACCACTTACAAAATATTGATGAACGTAAATTGCATTTTGTTCATCTGAAGATAAAGCTAATAAAATATTTTCATTTGTAGCAATCGCTAATTTAAAAACATTTTTAGGAACATACTTCGGTACATTACTTGTAATATCATCTGCACCTTTAGTATCATTTTCTGATTTAATAAAAAATTCTCTAAATCCTGTATAACTTCCTTTACTAAAAGCAAAGAATACATTTGCACCTGAACCAACAGGTTTACATTTTGCTGATGCTTCAAATTGAGTTGAAACATTAATTGAAACATTTTCTGCTGTTATAGTTCCACTTGCACCTTTAAGTATAAATTGTGTTTGGTCAGAAAATAATAAAAGTTCTTCATCAAAAGAAATAGCATTTCTTAAAATAGAAACTTTATTATGAGTTCCAGCTACAGAGATTGGGTCTGTTGCTAATACAGTTGTAACTGTTTCAGGGAAGTTGTGAAAAAATTCACCACTCCTAGACATTAAAACATTTTCGTCTGCTAAAAATCCTAATCTGTTTTTGTGAAAGAAAATATCATTTATTTTTCTTCCAATAAATTCTGGGTTAGGAACACTTACTAAATCTCCACAAACTCTTTCACCCCATTTAGGAGTTTCATAATCTGTGCTTAAAATTGTATAAGTTGTTCCATCTACTGGTGTACATCTAAAATTACCATCAGCAGTTCTAATTAAAATGTGTGGCATTGTAGATTTATCAATAGTAGTTGCTGTTGCAGGTGCCACTACTTCTTGCCAAACGTCACCTGTAGATTTGTACTTAACATAATAATTATCAAAATTATTTGTTGCATCACCAGTTATTTCAACAACCATTTGGTCTATTGCAGGTGAAGGTAAGTCTACGAAATTTTGTACTGTGTCTCCAACTACTTGTGAAGCATCATCTCCATAACCATCACTAGATGTGACAGCAAGAGTTCCTGAAGATTTAATTATTGAGAAACTTGAGTTTCCAACATCTGCAAAAGTAATATTTGCTATTGTTCCACAAGCTGTCTTTAAACCATCTCTAATATCTTCACTGTTTGTATTTGTAGATGAGAAGTTAAAAGTAGAACCATCTATTGTTATTGAATACTTTGTTGAAGTAACCCCTTGTAATACTGTGTAAACTGCTTGTTCTACTTTAGCTGTACTTGTTGTTGAAGCCATTGCAGTCGTTTTAGTCTTATTTAGAATAAACGTATAATCAGCAACAGTTATGCAATGAAAATTAGCTCTTGGGTCAGTTGCACTTAAATAAGTTGAAGCTCCAGTTTGCATAACAACAGTTTTTGAAACACCTGCTGTCGTATAAACTGCTATTGCTCCATTTGTAATCTGAACAATATATCTTTCAGTCGTATCTCTATTGATAGTGTGCATATAAGCATTGTTAGGAGTTGCACTACTTAACTTTGCTAAATATTCAGTTGAAGGTCTTTTCTTTAAACCTTCGACTACAGAACTAAAACCATTCTCTTGAGTTGATGCTTGACTAGATAATCTTAATACTTCAGGTTGTTGTGAAACACCTTGTACTAAATTAGGTATAGTTCTAGAAACTAAAGCCACTGGTTAGTACCACCAACTAGATTTGTTTCTTGAAATTGTATAATTTTGTTCAGGGCTATCAAACATTGTATAATCTCCAGTGTTTGCTTCTGCTTGTCTTAAAACAACTAAAGACTTTTGTTCATCTTCTAAAGTAAATTTATGTAAAGTATTAGCACCTAAAGTTCTATCGTGAAAAACTCTAGCACCTCTAATTGTAATATATCTTTTTGCTTGTTCTGGTATTTCTTTAAAATCTAATAAATAAACTTGTGTTACATCATTAAAGTCTTGTTTGAATATATCTGTGTTAGTTGCAAGGTTATATAAATATCCATCTCTTTGAACAATATCAAAATCTGTTTTAGAATTTTTGTAAGGATTAAGTTCTACTCTTAAAACATTATTTGCTAAAGGTACTTTATCATCAGCATCTTTACTTAATGTTGATTTGTAATGTGTATTAAAATGCCAACCCATACTTTGAACTTCTCTATTAATTTCATTCAATACTGATTTAGCCATTGTTCCATCAACAGGTAAACTCCCTGTTAATGTAGATAGAGGTGCTTCCCCTATTGTACTTAAAATAGTATTAACAGCTTCTAGTTCTGTTGTTCTAGTTTGAATTGTCATAGTTTTTTTTGAATTTTGTAAACACAGGGCAAGTTGTCTGTGTTAATCCTTGCCCTGTATTAGTCTCAATTATTATTGAGAAGCTATTGAAACACATGCTTCTGGTCTTAGGACTGAACTTCCTAAAGCCATTCTACATGTAATCAGTGAACCAATTCTTCTTGCATCATAAGTAGTCTCTACAACTAAATCTTTCAATTTAACTGTACCGATTGAACTTTTGTGAAAAAGAACTGCACCTGTATATTGTCCATCAACATTGTAAGTATTATTTCTTCCTGTTGTTGAATCAGCAGAGTGGTCAGTAAATGCAGTAACAGTTGAGTTACTTTTTACTACTGGAACTCCACCTATAGAAACAACTGTACCTTTACCAAAGTCACCATTCAGTGAAGAAAAGTCTCTGTTTAAAAGTTTGTCGTTGTTTGCTAATTGGTAGTAAACATCAGGTGAAACAACAATGTATCTGTCAGTAGAAGGAACATCATTTTCATCTAGCTTTTGTAAGCCTTCAAAAAGTGAAGCAATCATAGATGTAGCATTTGTTTTACAATCTGCATCTATTAATTTTGTACCTAAATTACCACCAGTTACATTTGGTGTTGCTTCTGCCGAGCCAAGCATAACAAGTTGAAGCAAATTATTATCAATGGTTCTTGCCAAAGATTGCCCCATTTCGTTTGCATAAATCTTACGAATATCAAAATAATTTTTTAATTCGTCGATTTCAGAAACGAAAGATGATGCTAAAAGCATGTCATCTACGTGTACTACTTTCTCGTTGTGTTTGATGCTATCTCCCACGATTTCATTTCCTGCTGTATGGTAGCCACTTGTTGTAGTCCCAACAACTGGAAAAGTTGCCGACTTAGAATTAGAAATCGTTCTAGTGTTTGTCATTCCTAACATCACATTCTCTCTTGAAAATGATGCAAGAACTTCTCCACTATAGATTTTTAAAAATAAATCGTTGTAGCCAGTTCCAGTCGCATTGACTAGACCCAGTCTACTTGGTATTGCGTTTGACATAATATATGTCTCCTTTATTTTTATTGTTAGTGTTTAAGTTAAAACACCTATCTAATTTTCTTATTTGAAAGTTCTCTGACGTGTCAGGCAGTCTTTAACGAATTTTGATAAGCCACCTCTCTTATGAGAGATGATGGTTTACTTTTTGTATCCTATTCCTTTTTTTCTATTTCCCCATAACTTCTGCCATGACCAAACATTAATTTTACTAGAGTAATGATTAATGAATAATAAAATGGTTTTCATTATTTTCCTTGTTTGTTATATTTTTTATAACTTCTTCTTTCATCTTTGTTTAAATTTTTCTTATGTCTGCCAACTTTATGTCTGGTTTTCTTTTCATAGTTGTTGCCAACAGGTTTAGCCATTATTTTCTTTTAATTAAATCTGTAGCTTTAATTCCAAAAATTGCTCCACAAACAGAAACCCATAATGCTTGAAACCAAAAAGGTAAATTGTTGAAGTGGTCAAAGAATAATTGTACTTTTTGATGAATTTCTGGGTCATCACTAAATACTGACCATGCCAATAAAATGATGGGGATTGAAATTAGAACAAGAACAAATTCATCTTTTAAATCGTTCTTATGACTTTCTAATATTTTTCCACTGTATTCAACTTCTCCTGATGCCATTTTTTCTGCTTGAAGTAATCTTGCAGTAGACATTGCTTCTTTAGTCTTTTGTTTATCAGAATACAATTTAGCACCAGTTTTCACTGCCATACCTAATAAGTTAAACCACATTAGTGATTATCCCTTCTGTTAGCTGATTTACTTCTTATTCGAAGATTGCTCCTAGCATTGTTTCTAGGGTTTTTATCTTTATGGTCTACGTCTTTGCCTTGAATAGCTTTAGTTCCTAACTTCTTCTCAATTAGTCTTCTAGCTATTCTTCTATTTTGCCTGTTATCTCTGTCTTCTTTACTTCGGACTGCATATTCTCTTTTGTAGTCTCTAACCATTAAAAGACACTGCTATTACCTAATTTTCTCTCTACTTCTTTTCTGTAAACTGGGTCTTTGTCATAACGTGGGTCGTTCATTGCTTCAGTTACTTGTTGTACTGAATTGAATTGTGCTACTGCTGTATTATTAACATCACCTTGTATCATTTCTTGAGGTTGAGTTTGTTGACCTGACATTCCTGCTTTAGTCATAATACCATGAACAGCTAATTTAATTTGGTCTATGCTTCCTGTGGAAGTTAAATCATTAAATGCAGTTTGTTCACCATCACTTAAATTCTTACTGGCCCAATCTATAAGTTCATTATATTTTTCTTTAGAACCTACAGTTTGATAAACTTGTGATGATTGAGTTTCAGCAATAGCTTTCTGACCTTTGATATATTCATCAACAAGACTTTTATCTAAACCTTGTTTTGCTAACTCACCATAACTATTATTTGATAATTCACCTTTGTCAGCATACTCATCAGCAAATTTAGTCATATCAAAACCTGTTGGAGTATCTTTAGGAATTTCTAATCCTTCCTTTTTAACTTCTTCTTGTACTGGTTCTGCTTCTGATTTTTTTTCTGAAAATTGTTTCTCTAATTCAGAATATGCTTTTGATAATTCTTGAGCTGACTTAAATTTTTCTGGTAACCATTCAGGTCTTTGGTTCTCAAGATTTTGTGGGTCTATATTTGGTTCAGTTGCAATGGCTCTATTACCATCTTCATCTGCTCCTGTATCAACATTGATACCTTGTGCTTTTAAATCTGCAATAGCATCTTCATTAGTTGGTTGTGCTTCTGCTGTATCGATTTCTATTTTTTCATGTATTGCCATAGTTTTTTTATTCCTCTTGGTTAATAACAACTTCGCCATCTTCAGCAGTTACATTTGCACCAGAGTTAGCAAGTTGTTCCATCATAGGAACAGCTACTCTAGGGTCAGTTGCCATATTTTGCATCTGCTGTGCTTGTTGTTGCTGTTGTGCTTGTTGTTGTTCTTGTTGTAATTGTTCTGTTGATTTAATTAGACCTACAACATCAATCTGATTTGCTACTGCAAATTTCTTAATAGCATCTTCAAGATTAATATGTTTCGCTAACACTTCGGAACCTAACGTATTTGCAAGGTCAGATAAGAATTGTAATAATTTTAATCTATCACTTGCTCTACCTAATGCTTCCATTCCGACTATAATTTTTACTTTAACTAAATCTTTTGGAAGGTTTGGTAGAAGTTTCTTCTGTCTTAACATTGCTAATTTAGTATTAAGATAAGGCAGTTGAAATTCTGTTGTTAATATTCCATAGACACCACCAAGTGCATCTTGCAATTCATTAGCCACTAATTGGACTTCTGTTGCAGTTACTCTTTCGGCTTGTCTTTGAACACTAGCATTTAATAAGAAAGCGAATTGAAGCCTTTGTTCAATCCTATTCATGCTTTCTAAAGCTACTCTAAAATCGGCGAATTTATTGGCTTGTAGTACAGTTACATCTGAAGCTGACCCTTCAATAATGGCACCATTACTAGCCTTTGCGATTGCTGATGCTCTAGTAGTTCCTGAAGGACTTACAAGAAATAGCATTTTAGCAGAAGCAGAACTTCCTTCTAATATTGCTCTTGATAAACCTTCTAATGATTTCAGGTCACCAATAAAAGATTCCACGTGACCTCTACCATAATTCATTCCATCAATTCTATTAAATCTTAATGCAAGGTAAGGTAATGTTTCTTGCGTATATTCTTTTTTATATAAGACAAATCCTTTTACTTCTTGATGAACAGTATATTTATTTCCATTTTTCTTAACACATGTAAATAAATCTAATGTTTTATCTTCTTGAGTATCGTCTTGTAATCTTAATTGACTTAAAATCTTTTCAGGTAATGTGTTTGCAGTTACACCTTCTTTAATAATAATTTTTAATACATGACCTTGTGGGTCTCTTTTAACTACATAATTTTCTAATCTATAAGTTCTTAATCCTGTATCAGTAATTTGTAAAAGTACATTACCAGATACAATCAAATGTTTTAATGCTTCATATACTGCAACTCTATCATTTTGAGTTTCAATATTATCCATTACAGCTTTTTCTATTTTAGCTAAACCTTGTTCTATAAGTTTCTTTTCTTGTGGGTCACCTTGAATTTTTTTATATACTAGCTCATCAACATCAATTCTGAAGAATGGTGCTTGTGGTGGAAACAAAGCTAACATCAATTTAGATGCTAAATTTAAAACTCCTCTACTTCCAATACTTTGATATGGAGTTGAATAGTTTGTATTTCCATTAGAACCTTTTGCAGGATATAAATATGGTATTGTTAAATCTGCACTTTCTCTTGCTCGTTCTAAATAACTTTCTCTATCTTGCTCTAGCTTTTGGTACTGACCTTCAACAGAATTTTGATTTTGATTTTCTCTGCTGATGGTTTCGTCACTTAAAGTATATTTCTCTGTCTTCATCTATTATGCAGTTGGAAAATTTAATCCACTACCACTTGAAGCTAAAGGTATTCTTAAAGAACCTCTACCAACTCTTTTTCTTGCATTGTTAGATGCAGAAGTTGTATTTGCAGAACTATTATTTGCTTCCGAAGGTGCATTTTGCTTTGTAGTAGCATTTGACACTGTAGATGTAGCAACTGGAATAGCCTGTGGAGCAGGTGGCGGACTTGGTCTTGAAAATGAACACATGTTTAGTTTTCCTCTTGTTGTTTGTTTTCTTTTATTAAATGATTAACGACTGACCTTTGACCTGCTTTAAACCAAACAAGTTTTTCGTTATCTTCTATGTTTGGACACTTGTCAGGAAAGACAACGTCTAAATATGCAATGACTTCTTCACTAATTCTTGGTTTTTTCATCATTGGATACTCCTAAAGTGGTACTTAATTGCTCTTTTCTCTTTGCTATAATTTCTCCTGCTATTGCTGAATATCCACAAGCATCAACATAATCATCAACATTGAAACTTCCCCCCTGACTTCTAGCTATTTTTAGTAGGGTCATAAGGTTTGCTACGTCTTCAGGTAATATAGATATAGATAATCTAGTCTTATTTTGAAGGTAGCCAGTCCATAGTCTCGCAATGTTTTCATGGTTTACTACCTTGTCTCCATGCTTATCTTCTCTATCGGTACTAACTAGCTTTTTTGCTAATTCCAGAATTTTTGTAGATTCCATTTGTTCTCCATAATATTATTTGTTTAGTTTTATAATTGTATTCACCATCTCTTAATATTCTTGCAAGTCTTCCTTGATGGTAAGCATCAGATATTTCACAACCATTTCTTTGATACTCTTGTAAGACTGCTTCCCAAAGTTCATCTATATTTTTCTTATCTAAAAGAACTCTAGATGACTTAACTGCACCACAACCCTTAAGTCCTGGATAGCCGTCACTTGAATCACCAACAAGAACTTGTTGGCAGAAGTTGTAGTTAGCTTTTAACTCATCTACATATTCAATACTGTCATCTATAATAAAACAATGCCATGTAGGAATTGTTCTCATATCTTTATCACCAGAAACAATTACATTATTGTCTTTGTATTTTCCTGTTGCTAGTAATCCAAGAACATCATCACCTTCTAATGTTGTAAAGGTTTCACACTTGTGTGTTTCTTCAATCCATTTTCTTAATGGTGCATAACAAATAGGTTTTCTAATTCCTTTTCTATGAGACTTATAAGTGCTATCTAATTCTTTTCTAAAATTAACTTTATCAGAAAATGCAACAACAACATCTTTAGAACTTGTTATATCTAAATAGTAAGCAATAGATTGTTTCCATAATTGTTTCGCTTTTCCTAAATCAGAATGTAAAGTCCAAACATCATTACCCCAATCAATAGGTTCTTCTAAACTAGAAGTAATCTTATAGGCAAGTAGGTCTCCATCAACCAACATAACTTTTGATTTATTGTTATGAAATTCATTCATATTTGCCATAGTTTTTTTGACTTGAAACTTTTTATCTTTGTTAGCACTGTGTAATTCAAAGTGTTCATCAGTTAGTTCTGTCATATTTTTATTTCCTTAAGTTTAAGTATGTTTGATTTTGGTATTACTGTTGAGTTACCACCCTCATTGATTGTTCCATCTTCATTGAAATTAATGTCTCCAATGAAAACGTATGTGTTTTTATTTGTCGATAACAACCAACCCATTGTTATACAAACTGCTGTCTTCGATTTTTTAAGTTGAGGAATATTTGACCATTGAGAATCCGAAATAATATCTGACCACCAACACATATAAAATTTATATGGAAAGTCTTCTTCATCTATTGTCGGTAAATTGATTTTAGTTTTAAATAATTTTTTCATATTATTAAATTGAGTAAATCTGCTTTAGGAATTATGTGACCTTTGGAAGACCAGTTATCTCCACCTGCTTTGATGGGATAAGACTTCATTAGTTTCTTTAAGATTTTAGTGGGTATAAGAACCCAAACTTGGTCTTTACGTTTTTCTACCCATAGGCAAATGGCAT